CTCTTTTATCCACATAGCAACTTTCAAGGGGGGTATTTTTCTCCCACTACCAACCGCGACCGTCCCACGGGGGCTGTCGTCGATACGAACACTTAATTACCCACGAAATGCCAAAAATAATTTTTATCGACATCAACCTGCGCGAGGACGAGCCCGACCGCTGTCTGGACTGTCCGCTTCTGGGACTGATACCAAAGGATGAGCGAGAGTTTGGAAGACAGCAGAGCCATGTCTGTCTCGGCACCCGTGAATCGCTGAGCGAACGGATGATCAAGGCGCGACGTTCGGACAAGGACGAGAAGCACCGACTCGACCGACCTTGCACCCGTGCCGGATTGTGGCAGGTGTGGCAGGAGAAGGATGTGAAGCCCGGCATCATGGTGGTGCGGGCGGTTGACTACAACAAGTATCGTTTGGGCTACATACAGTCAGGACAGATGCCCATCAAGTTCAGAAAACCAAGAGAAAAGAAACAATGAAAGCAGCGACTTACATCACACAGATTCGGCAACAGGTAGCAGATGCCCACGACGGGAAAATCCCGAAAGGGCTTGACCTCACCATCCGACGCTATGCAAAGGCATTGGAACTGTACGACTTCTATGAGGAGGTTGTAATGAAAAACGACGGCATGATTCAGACATTCAACAGTCAGGGAATGCCCGTTGAGAAGCAACACCCGCATGTGGCGACGCTGCTTTCTCAAGATGCCAACTGTCAGCGGTGGGCGAAGATGCTCGGACTGACAGCGGCCAAGGCAGCTGCCAAGCCCGAAGAAAAAGGCGGGCAGGATGCCACCAACACACTCAAAGACTTTATTGACGGAATACGATGACAGACTTTGAACAACTGAAACAAGCCAAGGCACAATGCATCCGGGACATCACCGAGGCACTGCCCCGCTACATAGACAGACTGTGGTCAGTTGACAAGCGGCTGTCTGAATATATTTATGATGCGCTGAGCAACGACGGCAGTCATGCCAACCTCTACGAACTCTTAGGCATCCGCAAGGAAATGCGACTGATGGACTCCTACGACCTCGACCCCGAGCGGGTGAAGCGGTCGCTGCGAGCCATCGAGGGACAGTGGAAGAACGGGCGACACGTAAAGGGCGGACTGAAGTTCTCGACCCCTCGCGGCTCGCAACACGTCCGTCTGATGCCGTTTCAGGCGTGGCTCATCTTCGAGATTTACGCTTTCAAGGTGGACGTGCCGATGGAGCGCGAATACCACGAGGGCGACATGCTGCTGCCTACGGAATGGGTGAAGGACGGTGAGGTGTGGGACACGCGACGGCTCACTCAGGAGGCTCACTGGTTCCTCACCCGAAAGAGCGGCAAGACGGAGCTGGGCGGCGCGGTCGATTTCACCGAAGTGGGATTCCTCGGCGACGTGAACGGGCAGGCTCTCATCTGCACCAACAGCAGCGAACAGAGCCAAATCGCCTACAAAGCAATCCGCGAGTTTGCCATGCAAGTCGATCCCACGTGCTCGAACCGCATGGGCGGCAAATACTTCCGTATGACCCGCAACGGACTGAACTGGCAACCGGGACACCCGATGAAGGGCGAAATCAAGTGCATGGCGGCGGGCAAGACCTCGAAGGACGGACTCTACGCCTCAGTCGTTCATGCCGACGAGCACGGACAGGCGGGCTACGTTAATGCCCACTCCGACATGCAGGCGGCAGTCGATACCTGTTGGGGTTCAACGGGTCCCCGTCGTGAAAAACTGTTGCTCCACACCACCACCGCCGGACGCATCAAAGAAGGTCCCTACAAGACCAAGTTGGAGCAGGTGGAAGCATCGCTGTTGCAAGAGTTGGACTATCCGCTCGGACAGTCCTGCCGCACGGAAGAAGATAAATGGTGTGCTTTCCTCTTGCAACTCGACAAGTGGGAAATCACCGACGACCTGACAAAACTCGACGACCCCGAACTCTTCAAGAAGGTGAACCGCTCGATAGGTACCACCGTACAGCCGACCTATTACCGCGAACGACTACACGAAGCCGCCACGGGAACGGAAGACACAAAACAGGAGGTGCTGACCAAGGACTTCAACATGTGGCAGACCGGGCGCATTCAGAAGTGGATCACCGGCGACCGCATCCGACAGTTACAGACCAGCGGCGGCAAGCGCATAGACGACTGCCAGTTCATCGACGGACAGGGACGCGAGCGGTGGCACGTCTTCTGTGGCCTCGATTTCTCTTCGGGAGATGACCTCTTTGCCATTACCTATATGGCTGTGGACTGGCTACCGAGCGACACCATGAAGGGCCGCTTCTTTGTTGACACCGACTGCTGGGTACTGGAGAAGACGATGAAGGAAAGCCCGAACCAACCGCTATATGAGCAGTGGATTGAGCAAGGATGGTTGCACGTATGCCCTGGTGAGGTGTTCGACAGTGCCTACGCCATCAACCGCATCGCGGAGTTGGTGGAGAAGGGTATCAACATCTACTACTTCGGCTACGACCCCGCGCAGTCGCTCACCCCGATTAACAACCTGAAGGCATGGCTCCAAACGCTCTTCCAAAAGCGCGAGGGTATGTCAAGCAAGGACATTGCCGACGCCATCCAGCACATGGTGATACCCGTCAGTCAGACCTCATTCACGCAGAACCCCCGCATCACCGAACTGGAAGAGAAGATGCTCAGCCTGGACGCATGGATGGAGTTTTCCGACAGTCCCCTGTTTCCCTGGTGCTTCGGAAACTGCGCCGTAGAGAGCAAGGGCGACCCACCCATCAGGCGCATCGTGAAAGGGGCAGGTCATAACAACAAGATAGACCCCGTTCACGGACTACTCGACGCGCTCTATTGCTTCGATTTAGGCGAAGGGAAAGTGAGTGAATAACGACAACGAATTACACTAATTTAACGAATTTCTCACATTTAAAAAACATTCAAGAACTATGACACAGATTGAATTTGAGAACCAGATGAGAGAGTTGCGCACACAGAAAGGCGCAGCATTAACCGCCATTGCACGCTTGCAAGGCGAAGTGAAGGACGACATGGAGGCTATCGACCGCCAAATCCATGAACTGAAAGAGCGCAAGGCAAAGCTCAATCAGCAGCGCATAGCACTCAGCGACCGCCGTTTTGCGCTGGAGCAGGAGTGGGGCAAGCGCATCAAGGACTTCCAAGATGCCAACTTCACCACGACACGCGAACTGGAGAACATCAGCGAGTGGACGCTTGCAAACGAACTGCGCAAGCGTGGTTATCTCGGCACACTCATCAACCCCGACAAAGACCCCGACTTCATGTTGCACCTCAATCAGAAACTCAATGGAACGCCCACCGCTGAAAGTGATAATTAGTGGGATGGATATTCCAGACTTCTACCTCATGCTGCGCGACTTCGCACGGCAACGTGGCAACACGTTCACGTATCTGAGGCAGGAACTTGAAAAGATGTACCCCGAACTACCCCGTGCCTATGGAACTACATCTGAAGATTAACGACGTTGTGGGCATGGATGACCAGAAGCGGCACATCATCCGAGTGGACGATGAAAGCCTACGCGATGCCCTTTTTGCTCATCCAGGATGGATAACGCAATGCGTGGTGAAAGACTTCCTGCTGAAGCACAACACCCGACTGCTGAACGAAATCATCGAAGACCCCACACTACGCAATAACATCTACATGGACGAGAAAGCCAAGCGTGAGCAGAAAGCAGAACGACGTGAGCGGCATCGTCAAGACGAGATAGCAAAGCAGCGCAGACGTGACCAGTTCATCGCATCAAGGAACTATCGCCAAAGCGTTGACTACATTCATAACGTATTAGGTTGGAACAATGAATAGCATCTTTGACACTCCCGAATACAAAGAACGATGGGCGATGTACCAGTCAGCACTCACGGCTGGCATCCCCATCGTATCTACCGAGACGTGTGCCATTATTTGCGCCATGTTGTTAGTATGGGGTAATACGGAAGAGTTCACCCACAACCACCGACTTGTCTGCGAATTGCAATACGCACAGCAGCGGTTCGGCATCGAGGGTGGCAGCGTTCCCCGTGACCGTAATTTTCTTACGGCACTAAACTACTACACCGACCTGCTGACCCTCAATCAACAGCGTGAGGACAGAGTGCCCGACCATATCGACGCACTATTCCAAGAGCGTTACGGATTTCACTTCAACAAAGAATAAACGAATTAAACGAAATTATGAAAAAGACAAAAGACGCTGTAAAGCGACAACTGAAAGAGCAATGGGAGCAGGCGTGCAACGGCTTCCTCGTGGAACTGCTGCGCATGTGGGAACTGGATGCTCACTACGGCTACTGGATAGGCGACGAGACGGGAGGCGTGTACGACTATGGCGACGGGATGCTGACCATCAACATGGACGACATCATCTACTGCGTGTTGGCCGACGTGACCCGTGAGCAATACATGGAGTGGCAGGAGTACATCTGCGACGCCTCCGAGTTCGGCTTCGACACCCCGAACCTGCGGTCATTCGTCCGGGGCTGTCCGCGAACACCAGCCGAGACCTTCAAGCACCTGCGTGAGATCAAGGCAACGCTGAACGACGCTATCCGGGACGAAAAGGAGCGCATGAAGAAAGGCAAACAAAATAATCCGTATTGACGTATGAAAAGGCGAATCTATTTGTCGGGCGGAATGTCCGGGGTGGAGAGGGCTGACTATGTGCGGCGGTTCGGGGAGGCGGAGAGGATTTTGCGGAGGCACGGCTACGGGTGCATCAACCCGTGTAGGGTGTGGGCCTGTCGGTGGCCGTGGATATACAGGGCGATGGAGTGGGTGCTGGGCAAGCGGCTGGCGTATGCTGCGGTGCTGTGCTACGACCTTCTGCTGCTGATGACCCGTGCGGACGGCATCGCCATGCTCCCCGGCTGGCAAGCGTCACGCGGCGCACAGATTGAGAACTACGTCGCCTTCCACTTCCACATGATGGGTATCTCCAAGGCGGCAGCGGAGGAAATAGAGAGAATCAAGTAACGACAAACAAATTAAGGAACTATGAAATACGGAGAGCGAAAAACAATTTCGAAATCCATGAGGCAACAGGTGTACGACAAGTATCACGGACATTGTGCCTACTGCGGTCGAAAGATTGATATAAAAGAAATGCAAGTTGACCACATCATCCCGATTGCATACAGCTGCTATGGTCCGAGAGACAAAGCCGAAGAGGTGCGAAAGATGTTTGAAGATGAGAGCATCAATGCCATCGGCAATCTCATGCCTGCCTGTCGTGCTTGCAATTTCTACAAGGGCATCAACGACATCGAACGTTTCCGTAACCGTATCAAGTCAGAACTTGACCATACGTGCCGTCAGTCATTCCAAACACGGCTGGCTATGCAATACGGAATCATCAAATATGAGCCGTGGGACGGAAAGTTCTACTTTGAGCTTCAGCAGGAAAAAGACTTCGACGATGTTGACCCGCGCCACCTCGTGCATCAACATGAGCGGTAGCAAATTCTTCACTATTCACTTTTCACTATTCACTTAAATAAGTAACCATTTATTTTTCAACAATTAAAAAACAAAAGCAAGATGAAGAACAAGACAGTGATTATTCTTCTTTCGGTTCTGGCCGTGGCGATGTACACGGTCGCAGTGATTAACTTTTGTCTGGGCAACGTGCTCGGCGGCATCGGCGACGTGCTGATGGCGAGCACCGACGTGCTGATGGCCTACGCGCTCTATCGTGTCGGGCAGTTGGGACGCTTGGCGGACATGACGGGCAAGGCGGTCATCGGTTTGCTGGAGCAGCTGACCAAGGGCGTGCCGGCGACGCTGACCATCAAGGACGGCAAGGGCACCATCACCCTGGGACACGGTGAGGACGGGGACGCGGGCGACGCTCCCGAAGAGGAACTGACGGACGAGGAGAAGCGCAAGATGTTAGAGGAAATCGCAAGGCTGAACGAGGAGAAAGCGAAACTGACAGCCGAGCGTGACCGAGAGGCGGAACAGGCGAAGGCTTTTGCCTGTCATGTGACGCACGACATGAAGTGGCTGCCCACCGTGGAGCAGATCAAGAGCGTGTATGCTTCTGCCGGAGTGATGGAGCAGATGAACGAGCACACCGACGCGAAGAACCTCATGTCGCTCTGGGAAGACCTGAAGCGCATACATTCAGCCAATGCCGATGCTAACGTAGCGGCAGGAAAGGCAGAAGAAACGGCTGAGTGAACTCTGACGGAATCGGCGACAAGCAACGGCTTTTGCCGCCGATTTCACTTTTTCGACCACGAATTATCACGAATTTATCACGAATTATCAAGAATTATGCACGGATACGCATTCAACATCGGCGACCTGCTGAGAATCAAGCCAGGCACCATCGACTACATCACAACACCAGCCGACCCCGACAAACACTACACCAACTCACTGCGGGTAGAGTTCCGATTCTGGGATGGCAAACAAAACGTATATGTCGTAACCGCTGAGGACGGCATCACAATGTTCATCATTGAAGATAGCGCAGAATTGCAAGAGGCAGCACCCGAAGAGGCACAAGCCACCGACACCGTGAACAGCCGACTGCTCGACGAGGACACCTACCAGGCACTGCGACGGCTGGGCATCCTCGACACGTCGGTGAGAGCCTACAACCGAGGCACCAGCGACTACTCACGGCACATCATCCAGCCGTGGACCATCTGGCAGGACTACAACCTGAACCCGTGGGACGCTGACATCGTGAAGCGCATACTGCGCACCAAGCAGGGCGACTCCCGAAGGCTCGACTACGAGAAAATCATCCACATCTGCGAAGAACGTATCAGACAAATCGACACGGCAGGGGAGTGAGTGGTTTTGAACACGAATTATCACGAATTTACACGAATTTATCAAGCAACTATGACAGAAAAGAAACAATGGAAGCGACCGCAGGACGTGGTGACCTTCCGCACAAGCGACCCAAAGGAAATGCTGGGCAAGTATCTGCCCAAACACGCACTGAAGACGTGGACTGAGGACTTCCGCGACGAAGACACGGGCGAGGTGGTGAGCATCGAGCGCAATCAGATAGTGGTTGAGCGCGGCTACATCTCGCAGGAGAAACTTCAGCAGATTCAGTTCGCCATACAATCGGGCGACATTCAGGACGTGGAGGTGAGCGAGGAAGACGTGCAAGACATGGCACTTTACACGCCAAACTATCAGTCGAACTTCATGGTGGAGATTCCAATCTACGACATGGGCAAGATTACCAAGAACCATTTCGCCGTGCGTGCCCAGACCATCCCGCAGGCTATCCAGATAGCCGCTGAGTTCGGGCAGATGTACCGAGGCTTCAATGGTTTCATCCGTGCAACGCGAGTGGTGACGATTGACGCGCACATCGTGCCCGACGACCACGCTTGCATACCCGAAGTTGACCGCAAGCCAGCCGACGAGCGCAAGGACTACTTCAAGGTGCAAGTGCGCACGGAATGGTTGGAAGATGATAAACTGAAGAAGTCGGACAGCCATTACATTATCGCAGCCAAAGACGTAGGTCAGGCGAAAGAGCGTATTGCCCTGCTGCTTGACATCATGAAGGCTGAGCGAGAGAAGGACGGCGTGAAGGATGATCCACACACGACGCGCACCATCCGCAAGGCTATGCCCTTCGAGGTGGATTGCATCGTGCCGAAGGAGTTCAGCGACTTGTTCTACGAGGAGCCGACAAAACACTAACCCCCTATGCTCACACAAACCATGACCCACGCCGAGGTGTATGCCGAACTGGAGCGCGACCGCGAGACGGCCACGGTCTGGTGGCGGCACCACCTCGACACGCTGCGACGGCCGGTGCTGAAGGCGAGGCGGCTGCCCGTCATCCACTGGTCCGACTATACGTCGCCACGGCGCATCCGCTACCTGTTTTTTACCCGCATCTTCGACAAGCGGATGCGGCGGCTGCTGACGGGTGTGGCCGTGCCCTGCCGCACGGATGAGGGCACGGCGGTCTATACGTCGTGGCTCTCCGACCAGCGGCTCATCGCCCCGATGGTGATCCTGCCCCACGCATGGCGGCGATACCGCGAGCGGACGGGCTGCGAGCTGACGGGCTGCGACCTCTGGCGACGCTTCTTCACCCAGAACCCGCA